CCTTTACTTCAACCTTATTATCTTCAGGTTTCTTATATAAATGTTTATTATTTGTTTCAAAGTCTTCATGCAGTTTTCTTACTTTATGCAAGACATCTAATGTCTCGAAGACTTCGGCTTTATTTTCTACATCTTTCATCCTATCGTATGTTTTACGAATAGATGTGTCGATAGCCTTTTTAATATGTAATGATGTAATTCTTAATACATAAAACTTATTAAATGGCTTATTATTATTATCCATTTTTTATCCTATACTAATTAATATGCTGGGGAAATTAATCCCCAACACAAAAATATTATTTATTATTAGTCAGCGAAAGGGCCTTTGTAGTCCCCTTGAGTTGACATAGTAATCGTAGCTTGGTTACTGTCTGTTAAAGATGGTGTTACTTCAAAAGAAGCAAAAGAACCTTTAACATAGAATGCACCATTGTCGCCAGTTTCAGCATTTTTTACGTCAACTTGGAAGACGTAAGTCAAACCATCTTGAACTAATGCTTGGATAGCAGCATGCACACTTGGTACATAGTTAATAGTGTATTCCATAGTAGGAGCATCAGCTTGTCCTTGAATTTGACTAGAAACTGATTGTCCGTACTGTGGTACGTTTACGATATTAGCGGGTTTACCAAAACTTGGAAACTCTCTGATTGAAGTTATTTCTGTAGCACCATCAAAATCACCTGAACCAGACGCTATAAACGTTTGATGAGATGAATCTGAAGTTGGTAAAGAGTAAGAACTATCAGCTTTGAATTTCAAGCTTGTAAAAATCCCAGCACCTATATTTGATATTAGAGCCATTGTATTTTTTTCCTTATATTATATTAGTTAATTGAAATGAAATTGACGGTGTAATTCACGTTAAATAAACTTGAATCTTTTACGTCAATCCCAACTGTTGTTATAAAGCTATTAGTTGTTTGCAGATACCCAGAAATTTCTTTCCGATCTAGTAAGTTTTTTAATATATCAGCGATCTCATAAGCACGTTTCATTCCAGCACCAGAAGGTACAAAAATTTGACATACTATTTGACCGTTAGCAGATACATCAGTATTAAAAACTAACTCTGAAGAAAAAGGCAATACACTAACCCGAATCCACTCATCAGCGTTTAATTCGCCTTGGTAGTTTGCAGGAAATGCTTTGATATTATGCGATGTCCATTCAGTAGTTGTAAAAAGATTTTCAACAGACGTTAATAATTGTGTTATTGTTGCCATGTCAAGCCTCCCTTCCTACTGTAATGTTTATTATAAAACCATTGTCATCATATTTATTAATTGCATAAGTATTCCCACCAAATATGACAGAATCATAATTGTCGAGAACTTTAGAATCAATATCAGAAGACTTTAATATTATATCAGCATTTACTCTTGGCTTATCATCATTAGTTCTATAACTGTTTGTTATAATACCTTTGATAGTAATAGGAGCAATAGCTGTTGAATTTACAGTTTGATTAGCAAAGTCATAACCAGTAACGGTTACATTTGTAAACTGTACATTCGTAGCTAAATCCCCAACCAAAGAAAATGCATTAGTGACGTTACTATTTATAAGTGTTTTAAAACTCATTAAGCACCTCCACTAACTCGGACACCACGAGATTGAGTTGTAGACATTTCATTTAAATATTTATTACACAAATTAATAATACTATCAGGTAATTCTTTAAAGTTTTTAACTCCACTGTTTAGGTCGAATATTAATCTTACCGCACCAACAGTTAAGTCTTTAACTTTGTTTTCACCTGAAGCATTACTTTCTTGTGTCTTCATATTGTTTAATAAATGAAGTGCTAACTCAAAAGTCGCCTTTTTGATATCTCCTGGAATAGTACCTTCAAATGTAGTCGATCTATCATCTTCTACACTTACAAAGTAGCCAGATTTATTATCATAATATGTAATATCTCTAGGCCACGATAACGGGTATGAGGCAGTAGGCGTAGCCGTGCCGCCCCAATCCATGTCATCGAGAATTCCAGTGGCCGTTACTAAAGCTTGTTCAACTGCTCCGTCATTTGCAAACCAGTTTTCTGAATTCAATCTATTTTCAAAATATTCATCAGATTCTGATACACTAACAAAACAGTTAGTTCCTTTTTGTAAAGCCATTATATTTCTCCGTATCTAATAGTTATAATAATTAACCGTGGAATATAGGGAATATACCTATTTGGTTAACGTTAGTTGCATGAACAGCCCATGAAGCTTTATCAGCCAGGTCAATATTTGCAGGATATGCAGTTGCAGATCCAGCCCATGAGAAACCTTTAGGATGCATGATATTACCCCATCTTGATAGGATAGTCACAGCACCACCACCGTTACCAGCTAGTTCGTTTCTGTCAACCGCTGTTGGATTAACTTGTGCGATTTCGCTGTAATGGAATGCAGCAGGTTTAGTAAGGTAAGAAACCTTTAAACCTGAAGGCATGTTAGCTGTTAGTACTTGGTTGTTAATAACTAATCTGATTTTACCACCCATAATAGTGTTAAAACTAAAGTTACCATCAACTACAGGAGCAACATCAAGAACGTTTTGTTTTCTCATTGTGTTGTATGTAGCAGTGTTAACTACTAGGTAGTAAAAAGCTTCTTCGTATTCACCTTTGATTGCAGTCATTGCATCAAATAGTTTGTCAAAGAAAGCAGATCTTTTATTAGCATTTGTTTCATTTGCAAATAACGCTGCAGGAGCAGAACTTGAATCAGAACCAGTGTAATACCCAAAAGTATTTACAAGGCCTTCTGAATCAGACGCGCCAATAGTAGTAGCATCCCAAATTTTATCAGAAACACCGTTTAGGATTGATCTTAATTGTAGGTCTTCTCTTCTTGCTCTTACAGCAGCGAATTGAGAACCTAAGTAAGATAAACCATCTACTTTAGATACTAGTTTTTGAATTGAAGCTTCTTGAGCACCAATGTGATCAATGTTTTTTACATAAATCGCAGACTTGTTTGAAGCAGACATTAAGTTAATGTTTGTATCAGCAATAGTTTCCGATTGTTTGTAAGCAGTTGATGGATCAGCAAAATCTAACCATCTTAGTGTACCAGTGTAATTTTCACCAGCATCAGTGATTCTAGCGTCAGAACCAACTAGTGCAGTTGAAGTTAATAACGCTGCGTCTGTTCTTTCAGCTTGTGCGTAAGCAGAAATTGCCTTAGCAATGTTATTAAAATTTGAACTTGTTACAGTCATTTGTTTTTTCCTTTTATTATTATTGAAGTATAATTACTTCGGTTATTATTATAAAAGATTAGGCTTAGTCAGCCCATTCTCCGTCAACTTTAACGTTACCCTTTTCAATATTAGCAAGTAGTTCGTCAGTTGACATCTCTTTTATAGATTTGACAGGATTGTTTCCTGAAGCAGGCTTAGCTGGATTAATTCCAGATCCTGCATTTGCTTTAACTGAGAATAAAAACGCATTATTATCGTCTTTAGAATATGATGACACAGCATCATTAATACTTAGGCCATTTTCATGTACCCAATTTCCAGTAGCATCTTTCTTTAAACTTCCTACGATATCTTGATAGGCCATATTAGCGGCTTTATCAGATTTGAAGTTTAAAGAGTTAAGTTGAGAACGCACAGCGTTATCTCTGCTTAATTCTGTGTTCTTTTGTTCATAAGTTTCAAGTTTAGCACTCATCTCAGCTATCTTCATTTGCATAACTTCTGAATGCTTGCCTTGTTTTTCTAAGGCTTCTATTTCAGCTTTTTGCTTCTCACTTTTAGCTTCAGCAACAGCAGCAAGAGCATTATCTCTTTCACTGTATGCATTATCTAAATTAGATTTAATGTTTTTAATAGCTTTAGAAACTTCAGCATCAACCAGGCTTTTGATATCTGTATTATCTACTTTAGTTTCTTCTACTTTAGTGTCTTCTTGTACTTTTATTTCTTCACTCATTATTATCTCCTTGGGACACGGCCCTTGTTATATTTATTAATGAATCTATACTTATAAACAAATATAAATTCTGTTATATTACTTAAGTAGTACGTAAGGTTTCAATACCTTCACCTACTTCCCAGTAATCGTTTTTTTCTTGCTTAGTCATTTTTTGTTTACCATATTCTTCGAACTCTTTAACTTGTTCATCAGTAATAGGTTTGTTAGCCCTAAGCCAGCCTTCAAATTTAGTCATATTTGCCATCTTTAATTTCCTTTATTAAGGTTTTGAATACAGGATGCACACGAGTAGTTTGACCCATGTGATGTGCTGCAAACTGTTCAGCAAACCATTCTTTATAGTTAGTTTGTCCATATGTAGAATTACCTTCATCAAATAATCCATGCTTTTTCCATAAGACAGCTAATCTTTTTTCAACATTAGGTGTAAAGCTACCACTATAACCAATAGTCTTATTTGATAGACCAGTCATTTGATGTACGTGATGTCCTACCTCATGATAAAAAGTATGTCTAACTTTAGATGTACCTTCTTCATAAAATTGAGATACACTTCTAGGTTTTAATAATGATGAGGCTTTATAATCCCAAGTACTTAAATCAAAATCATCAAGATCAAAATTATCAGTCATTTCATTTAACCATTCTCTATTTATTCTTAATGTACCATCACCCATTGAACCTGAGTAGCCTGCACGAGCTTTAATTTCTAATCCTCTTAGTTTTGGTAACTTATATAGTGCAGCAAGATCATTAACTTCATCCCATAAAGCAGCAATAATATATGCTTCTTTATCAGTTAATTTACCACCTCTAATTGATAGTTTACCAGCGCCTTCAGGACCACCTCTATATCTAAATGTAATAGGATATCTAGGATCTGCATTTGCAGCTGAAGTTAGTGATTCAAGTCTTGATTTAAATTCTTTATGTGTAAGTTTACCATTAAATTCAGATTGTAACATTTTAAACTCAGAAACTGGATCCGCATAAGAACTTAATTTTTCACTTGGAGCAACTACTAAAGGTTTAACCTTCTTAGGTACTCTACTAGGTTTAACTTTAAACACAATAGGTTTAATTTTAGTAATAGGACTAGGAGTAGCTATTTTTAATAACTCTTCTAATCTTGAAATAGAAACTAATTCACCAGTTTTTGTACTAAATTGTGTAAACTTTAATTTACCTAAATCAAATATATCAACTCTTTTTTTATTACCAAGTACAGCTAATTTAAAAGATGGATCTTGTTGTCTTAAGAATTCTTCAAAATTTGTTTTACCTGGAACTTGTCCATTAAAAGAAGCTCTTGTATTTGAGTTCAATCTACTTAACCTTCTCTTACTTATTCTTGAACTAGATGTGTTTTTAATATCTTCATAAGATTTAACAATAGGAACAGTTGTAGATCTACAGTTAAAGTGCTGTGGAGGTCTTACACCAGCCTTACTATCTAATCTAAATACTTTACCATCTAATCTTGAACAGATCATAGAAGTTCTTGAATCTAAAGTTGCTACATATTGATAACCATCAAGCACATCTTCATTCAACTTGTAAGTTGCATTAGATACGTTACTTGATGTTTCAGTTATAGCAGTTCTAGATAAAGTTTTTAATTGAGATGCGGGTAAATCAATTGCATTACCTACATTCTTAGCAATTTTATTAACAGCTAAGTTATCTATCATACCTTTTCTTACAACATCCTTTATTTTTCTCTGTTGTGATAAACTAATAGATGCAATTTGTTCAGAATATGTTCCTGCTGAATTAATAATTAAATCATTAACTTTCAACCCAGTATATACCTTACTTCTATAAACTTTACCTAAGCTTTCTTTTAAAGTACTGTTATGAAACTTAGAACTTGTATTAGCCAAAGCCTTTAGTTCTGAAATTCCATTTTTGTATATCTTACGATAAGTTTTTCTTGTCTCTAAAGTTAAAGCACGGTTTAAAGCGTTTACACTTTTGTTACCATTCTTTAAAGTAGAGTTTACTAATCGTTTTTTATGGGATGACATGACTTTTGTTAAATCGGTATCTAGTTTCTTTTCGTAAAGACTTAAAAGGGCACGTTCTTTCAGCCCTCTAGATAATATATCATCGTTTATACTCATTTACTTCCTTTATTTTTTCTTATTCAGGATATCTAACTCATCGTTAATTCTTTTAGAATATTCAGCAATTAAGATATCATTTTTATTAACTTCTAAACTAGCTAATATCTTTTTGTTATTACAGTCACCTAATATAGCTAAATTGTTTTTAACTGTAGGTGATAATTCACTTTCTTTATATTCTTTATCATCAATTGTAATTATTTTATCTTCAACTTTTATATCTTTA